GGTGTCTGGGACTTTGATATACTTATTTTTGAAGTTCCTAAGTATTCAAATACTGATATGTATTGGACATTCAATAAGTATCACAATGGTTTATCATATAGAAGAGTTTTTAGAAGAGAAGATGGAGAAGTTGTGATAGAGAAGTGGATTTCATTTGGTATACTTTTAAATTGGGAAGAAACACAACAGTCGTTTATAACTAGTGACAGCACAAATAAAGAAAGTGTTAGGTACGTATACACATCAACAGATAGTTTCATATCAAGAAGATTAAGTGCTGTTGTGCTTGAAGATGAATGTAATGCGACTGATAACGCTATGTGGATACCTGCACATACTGGCATATATGGACATTGTTCAAGAACTTATGACTTATCAGAATCTGCTTGTGATGCAACACTTGATGCACAATGGATACCTGCACATAGTGGAATATCTGCTCATTGTTGCGAAACATGGTATACTAACGAAGAAGATGTTTGTATGATGCAAGACCATAGCTATTGGATACATGAACATTCAGGTATACCTGCTCATTGTTCAAACACATGGGAAAAGACTGCGTAGTTCATAATGCCTAATAACATAATGCCTAATAACGATATAATCCAATTCCCTGCATCAAAGACCTATACATATAACTTTGGTTCAAATGCCTTATCTGAGACACAGTTTTCTCCTAGATTTAAAGTCATTGAAGGAGGAAAGGAAAGGGGATTAAACAACATAGTTAACAGAGGTATCTCTAAGGCAAGGAACTATCCTTATGGAGCAAAACTTGCTCAACAGTTGCAACCTGAGAGGCTTATGGACGAGTTTATAGGCTTACCTGTATCTAGGTATATGGGTTTAATTGAAGCAACAAAGACCAGTCAAACTTTAAATAAGTTGCCATTAGGTAGATTCTTATCCTATGGTGCAAGAGTAAACTTTGCGGCTTACCTAGGTATTACCTTTGCATTCTATGCAGGAAAAAAAGGTTGGAAAGTTTTTAAAGACGTATTCTTTGGTGGTGGTGATGGTGAGGTGCCATTAGAAGATGTAGAAGAAGCACAAGAGGAATGCGTATCTTTTCAAGAGGCTTTAGACGAGGCTTACGAAGGATTAGAGGATTTAAAGTTAGGACCTATATCTATGACTTATACAAACTCAGGGTTTTGTGATGGTAGTGGACGAATAGGAAGAACTGGAGATGACTTTGAACGTGAGATAGCAACTGTAGACATACAAGGTAAATTTTCCCATTTTTCAGTTATAGCATACTCATATCGTGGTTATAGATATGCAACAGATCATGATGGGACACAAGGTACAGGAATTGACCCTGTTATGGACCAAGCATTCGGTTGGCTTTAATGGAATATTCAGATAAACAGAAAAGGGTTTTAAATAACTTCTTAACCATTCCTAACTTCTTTACTTTATTATCTGGTTCAATTAGAAGCGGTAAGAGTTATATCGCTGTATTAGCCTTCTTTCTTTATACTCAAGCCAAAGGTTCAAGTAGAGTTAATATCATCTCAGGTAGAAACCTTAGAGTGATGGAAATAGAATTACTTGATACATTAGAGGTTATGGCTCATAACTTTGGTTCAACTTACAAATACAGTAGAAGTACTGGAGTCGTTGAGATAAATGGCGTAAGATATATTGTCATTGCAGCACATGATGAAAACTCATACAAAAGAGTACAGTCCTTAACTGCTGGAGCAGCACTGATAGATGAAGTTCAGTTAATGCCAGAGAGTTTCCTTAACCAAGTTATAGCAAGATTGACATTTAAAGATAGTAAGATATTAGCTACCTGCAACCCCGAAGGTAAAACTCATTGGCTAAAGAAGAAATTCATTGATATACGAAAGATTAACTTCCTTGAAAACTTTACATTAGATGATAATCCAACATTACCTCAGGAAGTTAAAGACAGATACAAAGAACTATTCTCAGGTGTATTCTATGAAAGAAACATATTAGGTAAGTGGGTACAGGCAGAAGGTGTTATATATAAAGATTATGGCTTTATTGATTACATAAATCCTTTAGATATTCTATACTCAGATGTGGGCGTAGATTATGGTATCAAGTCTATTACTGCTTATGAGAAACTTACTTATCTTAGGAATGGAACTTGTATTATTTCTGATACCTATAGATACAATGGTGCCCATGGCATTAAAACAGACTCACAGCTTGCAGATGATTTAATTGGTTTCATAGGCAAGTCAATAATACAGAGAGTTTATATTGACCCATCTGCCTCATCATTCATTGCAGAGATAAGACGTAGGAAATGTAATTTCAATGTGTTAGAAGCAGATAACAAAGTACTACCTGGTATTAAAACTGTTCTTAATGGCTTTGGTTCAAAGAAACTTTTAATCCTTAAAAACAAGAATAATGAGCCTCTCACTGACGAACTATCATCTTATGCTTGGGACAGTAAAAAAGATGATACTGTTATTAAACTAGACGATCACCATTGCGATGCAGTTAGATATGGTTACTACACAAGGAATAAAACATTTGCTAATAGAGTTGTTAAGATACCTAGAGGACTAGGGCTGTAGAATAACCGTTAACTAATATATCCCTAAAGATAGATGCCTATCTATCCCTAAAGAGATATATAAACTATCCCTAGAGAGATATAGATTTTTAAATAATAGTCTATATAATGACTTACAACTGATTCATTATTTAAGCGAACTATAACCTACTTACACACTCAATGTGTAACTCAGCCGTAAGACCACTGAAACTTAGTTCGCTTAAATAATGAATTGGTTCGGTCCTACTGTTAAGACGGCTAGAAGCACCAGACAGTATAAATATTTGGGAGGATTTCTAAATCAAATGGATCGTTAATTAGTAGAAGGCGTATAAGTTACTTTAATTAGTAAAGAAACGTGAGTACATTGGGATACTATTACGATACTTCCCTTGCGATGTTTAACTTATATTTGACACAGCTATGATTGAATAAGTGTGTCTAAGTTAAAGCGATGAACTCAGGTATGACACAAGTTTATATTTAACGCTCCTAGCAATTTTTATAATTGTTTTGCTAGGGGCTAGTACGCTCAAAATCTAGGATAACAGAACAAACAACTCTCCCCCCTTCTCAATTATTTAAATTAGTAGTGTGCCCGAATAGAATTTACGAAGTGTAGCGCTAGCGAAACGTAGTAAATTATGTGAGAGGTACACGGATAATTTCAATAATTAAAAAACAATTTAATTAAAAATAAACAGTAAATAAACATAAAAAACACTTGACATTGGTAGTAAACATTGATATAATAACTACATCTTAACAATGAAGTTGAGACAAAATAAATAGGAATTAACTACAAATGAATAACAAACAAACAAAAATAATGCAAGACTTGAACAAAATTCAATGCAACACTTACGGTGAGCAGTGTGCTAAAGAAGAAAAAATCATTGCAATGCAAGTAAAGATTGACGCTTACAATGCTTTGGTATCAGTAGAGTTAGGTTAATATCATGAATACTTTAAATCAAAAAATGATAGATAGTGAAGTTATAAAAGTAAATGGTTACACAATTGGTGAACTCAGAAGTATGTTAAAGGAGTTATTAGGCTCTCGCACATTAAGAAGTGTTGCTAAACAAATGAAGCTAAGTCATGAAGCAGTAAGGAACTTTCGTGATGGAAAGTATTGCTCACCAGATACAAAAACGTTAGATAAAATAGCAGTAGCTTTACTAATTGAAGTTGGAATACCCTCTACTACTATTGTTGATGATAACCTACTTACACCAAACATGAATGCAGATGAGAAAGTGTATGCTGATGCTGTAGGTTATCACCTAGTAGATGGTGAGCAATACTTAATTAAGTACGATGAAAATGGTGTACTAAAGTATGTTAGTATCTATGCAGGCGAAGATCTTTTAGATAAAACTACACATCACTTTGATGCGAAAGGTAGAGTGATTAAGGTAGAAACTACGTTATATAAATAACAACTTCTAGTAGGTTATCATACTGTACTCTATTTTTATATTCCTATTTAGTAGAGTACAGTATAATAACCTACTATTATATTAAGTTATTAAACAATATAGCAACATGATTACATTAAAAGATTTCAACGAAGGTGCTACTTATCCGCCAGTTTTAGAAGCAAGCAGACTAGGTAGAGTTGTAGAGAACCGTAAGTTATATAACAATGATTTACGCCCACATATACAAGAAAAACAAGGTACTAACTCAGTACGTTTAAACCTATTCAGGAAGTCTATTGAGATATACACTAACTTCTTACTGTCTGAGGGTGTAAGCATTGATTTTGGCTCAAGCGATAATAACTTTGATGATAGGATTAACCATCTACTAGATGTACTTTACCTAGTTAACACAGACAGCAAACGTTATGGTGTGGGCGTAGTAACCATTGAACAATCAACTGGTTTATTCAAAGTGTACGAGCCCGACCAATGGTATCAGATAAGGAATGAAGAAGGTAGTTTGAGTGCTGAGGTGTTGGTTGAGTATTCAGATAATAATCTTGAAGTACCTAAAGATGAAAATAATAAATCAATGAATTACAGTTTTATAACAATCATTACAAATGACTATACAACTCAATCACAGACTAAAGTTGTTAGAAAACTAAAGGGTGGTAAGATTGGCTCACAGGTTGGAGCAACATTGTCAACGATTATAGTTGGTAGACAGATTGCACCTCTATACTCAGGCTATGCAAAAGGACAGGAAGGAGTGTCTATATTTGATGATATTAAGGACATTATCTTTGATATGGTAAGGATTAAGCAAAACCTAAGTAGAAGCCTAGAACGTAATTCTAGCCCTCATCTAGCTGCACCTGCCTCAATACTTGTAGAGAACAAACAAGGTAATGTTGAGATAGACACTCAAGGAATGTTATTTCCGATGAATGCTGGTGACGTATCACCTTTCTATCTACAATGGGATACTAATGCTGATGCGGCTAAGTTCCAGATGGAGGAACATTGGAAGGCATACTTTGCTATTACATCAATACCTAGAATGATGTTTGAACCATCTACTGGTAGTGCCTCAAGTGGTGAAGCATTAAAAAGAATGTTGTTCCCTTTCTTATCTTCCCTTGCAAAACTAAGAACAGCAAACTACACTCTAATACGTCAACTCCTTGTCATGTACGATAATTATTTGTTGGCTCATGGAAAACCAAGATTAAAAACAGTTACGCCCACGATAGCATTAGATTATGACAAGATATTTATAGATGAACAAAACATCAAAGTAGAGAAAGAAACTAATACAACCGAACAAGAAGAAAATGCTGGAATTTAAACACAAGAAGTTTTGCGACTACTATCTGATTGATTTTAACTTCGCTGTTAGTTGTACTAATGCGAAAGTAAGAAAGAGTTTGATACGTGAGTTGATGTATGACCCAACATCAGACATTAGTATTTATTTAAAACAAAATACTGATATGTATGCTGTACATAACTCATACATTACTAATGATTTAATAAAGTTTAAGTTAGCCCAAGTACTATTTGACAAAGAAGCAACTCATAGCAATTCAATATCAGCAGCTAAAGTATTGCTTGGTTATGAAGATAGTATTGATAAAACAGCAGAATTTTTAGATGTAATTAAGGCATTAAAACAAGATAAGGATTAGTATCATGAAATTAGAAGTAGAATTAAAAATAGTACAAGATAAAGTTAAGTCTATGACGGTTAAACCTAATCGTTCAACCTTAAATGTAGAGGAAGAAAAAGCAAGAATTAGAGCATTAAAACAAGATAAGGATTAGTATCATGAAATTAAAAGAAGCACTTGAAAGAATTAAAGTATTAGAGAGTGAAGCAACTACTAAGGATGTTGAATTGGTTACGGCAACAAATAAGAATAGTAAACTCACTACTGAGAATGCAGAACGTAGAGTACTTAATACACAAATAAAGAAGTCACTATTTGCAGCTAAGGCAGTAATTAGTAAGAATAATATTAAGGTAGATTATGAAGCACTAGGTGCTGATAGTTTAACCTTGAATAAAGAAACAGGTGTGGTTGAAGGAGATGTCTCTTACAATCCTGCTAGCATTACAGAGGTTGGAGGTGGCGTACCGCCTTCATCTAGTAATGCACCAGAAGCAATGACAGTTGAAAGCATACAAGGTATGTCACGAAAAGATATTGCTAAGAATTGGGACGCTGTTAATGATGTACTAACTAGTCAAGCAACCCAAACAACTAACACAATTTAATAGAGAGGTAATAAAATGGCTTTAGCATTTTTAAATGAAGTCTGGGCGACTAGACTATTGATGGACTTAGAGGCTGAGTCTGTATACAAACAACGAGGTAACCAAAACTACCAAATGGATGCAAGTAATGCAAACAAGGTACACATTGGTAAGATGACTGCTGATATAACAATCAGTGACTACAGTAAGAATACTGATATTTCTGCACCGCAATTATTGACTGACAGTGATACTGTATTAACTATGGATCAACAAAAGTATTTCAATTTCTATGTTGATGATATTGCGACTGCACAAACTACTCCAGACTTTATGTCTGAGGCAATGCGTAAGAGTGCTATTGCTATTGCTCAAACTATTGATGCAAAAGTATCTGCCTCATTAGTAGCAGGAGCAGGTACAGCGATTGCTGTAGATATTGATGACACTCATACGGTAGCAGAAAAAGGTACAGCATTACTAACTGTAATGTCTAACTTGAAAACTGCTATGCGTTTAGCTAATATTTCTAAGAGTATCACACCTTGGGCTGTGTTAAGTCCTAAGTATCTTGATGTGCTTGAGAAGTATTTCTTACTTGAAGGTAAGACAGGTATCTTTTTACCAGGTACTTCTGAGCAAGTATTGAGAAGTGGCTTTATGGGTAACTTATTAGGCATTGATATATTCTGGTCTAATTTGGCTCCACAAAGTTCTAACACTGGCTATATTAAAGATATTATTGTAGCAGGTACTACAGACGCATTTACTTATGCTGATAACGTAACAGAAACTGTTGCTTATCGTCCTGAGAAACGCTTTGGTGACGCAGTAAAAGGCTTGTATGTTTATGGAACAAAAGTTACAGAACCTACACAGTTGTTTAAGATAACCAATACTGGCTCAGCTTAGAATAAAGGTTTAAGGGTAGTGGCTCAGTGGCTAGCTCACACTATCCTTATTCATTTATTTTAACTAAGGAAGGATAAAATGAAAAGACAGGAATTTATATATAAATCACGTGAGTTGTTTAAAAAGTATGCTGCTAAACATATCACAGCTATTACTTGGGCTTTCTTAGTCTGTAATAGCATTAGGTATTTTGATTAAGGAATAAATTATCATGGCATGGATTACAGTACAACAAGCAGATGGTTTTCTAGTTGATAACCCTGAATGGGATAGCTTTGAAAACAAAGCAGAATTATTAGACTTAGCAACTAATAGGTTAGAACAACTAACATTCAAAGATGAACCTGTCGATAGAGTTGAAGCAAGATATTTAGATGGCAATAGTTTATCTAAAGAAGCAAGTTCAGATGACTTCCTTATTGAAGCGAATGCAGGAGGATGGGCATATCATGAAGCATTAGGTTGGGTAAGAACTAATGAAGGTACAGACTTATTTATATATGAAAAAGAAAATTGCTTTATTAACCCTGATAGAGGTGGAAACTATGGTCTAACTCAAGCATTAACACTGAAGCAGATACAAAGCCTACAGTCTTTCGGAGGTAAGTTCGGAGGTATAATAAAATTAGATATTACAGAGGGCTCATTTGGTTGTTTCTGTGCTTTTGAAACAGAACAAGCGAATGCTATTGTAGATGCCAATGGCAACCAGATTTTTACAGGTAGTGAAAAAAGAAGGCTAGGGGCTTTCATTAGGCATAACGGTACTAATGTGTTTTTCTTTGGTTATGAAGGAACTGAAGGAATTGTGTTTGATGGCTCAACAGTTGAAGTAATAGATGAAATTGGAGACACTGTAGAAAATGTAATTCCTATTGTAATACCTGGAGGAGAACTTAAATATGAGTTTCGTGTTATTGATGGTTTTAACAATAGAATGTACTTGTATGTTAATGATGTATTAGTAGGAAACCCTACTTTCGCCACAAGTACAGGTGCATTTGATAACAATAGACTGATATATACAGGTGGTAGTGGTGGTGGAAACAGAGTAACTTACATAAAACAATTTGGTGCTACTATATTTGCTGAGAACCCTATTACTATTCCTATAAGATTAGTAGGTGCTTGTGCATTGTTGGCTTTAGAGTATGGTAAGTTCCCACCTAACTTTGTGGGCGATAAACAGTACCTAGAGAATGAGAATGACTATGCACGTATGCAAGACTTACCTATCAATGTTCAAGCAGCTGTAGAACCTTTCTTAGCCTCTTATACTGGCGTTATAGAAGATGGCATAGCAACTACTGATGATAGAGGTGTAGAGCCAATAGATACTATAATTAAAATGAAGTCCCTACATTATGAAGGTGATTCTGAAAGTGATCCTTCTGATGATCCTTCTGATGATCCTAGTGATGGTGGTGGTGATTGTGATTGTGTTGGTGAGAGAGGTATTCAAGGTGAACAAGGTATTCAAGGTATTCAAGGTGAACAAGGTGAAGGTATAGCTAGTTTAATTGAAGACCTTACCCCTCAGCTAGGCGGTGATTTAGACACTAATGGTAAAAGTATTGTAAATGTTAGAGCAGTTAATACTTGGACATCTGCAGTTATAGGTAATGATGTAGGTTGTGTATTTGACCAAGGTAAGAAAAATGAAGCTGATTGTGCTACCAGTACGACCCACTGGGTAACTATTGAGAATATAGGTTGCCTATATGACGGTGGTAATAAAAATGAGAATGATTGTAATGCAGCTGCTAATCAGCACTGGGTTGACGCTGATATAGGTTGTATCTACGATGGAGGTATTAAAACTGAAGCTAATTGTATTGCTGAAAGTACCACTCACTGGGTGACTACTGATAACATAGGCTGTGTATTTGGATATGGAGCAGAAACAGAAGCAACCTGTACTAATGCTCAAGCTCACTGGGTAGATGAGGGAGCAGAAGAAGCTCATTGCTCAGACCCTCAGTATACTAATGAACAAG